CCTACTAAAACCATCAAGATTGAACACATGGTAGACATTCCTTATGTTTGAACCAGAGTGGATGGAATATTTTGAGAGAGAAGCTCCGTTTTCATATTACTGTATTATTTTTTTAGGGTACTTAATTAAGATATTGTTTTATTTTTCGTATGTTATACTCTTGATATTTTTATTTGTTCCTCTTTTCATGATATATTCTGGCACAAAAGCTATTAAAATCAAACTAGTAGAAGATAAAAAACATAAAAAACTACGCAAAGAAAAAGAGAAACAAGAACAGCTTCATCAGAATCTATATTTAGACCATCTAGACAGAAATATAAAAAAGAAAAAGAAACACAAATAGTTTCTAAAGTCTGCCTGTTGACAACTCCGATACTTGTGGTATAAAACATGAGTTGTTGCCGCGTCATTTTGGAGAAACTATGAATTGCATTTATTGCAAAAATTGTGTTGGTGTTGAAAGATATGAGTTTCTTGTAGAAACTAATAGAAATATTGTATGTAAGGAATGTTCAGCAGAACAAAAAGCTGTTGGATATATGGATTGGGGACATAAGACCGCACCAAGCCTGGTTATGGTTCCAAGCAATGCTAAAGAGACTATTAGGATTTTGAACAGAGCAAACAGGAGAGCTAGATGACTAATGAATTTGAGCTTGAGGGACTATTGTTTAAGCAGGTTGAGAAACCTAAAAATCATTTGATGACTAAAGTTATTAATGTATTCCATGACTATTATCGAATTAATGTTTATACTCAGATTGAAGAAGAGGGATTGTTGAAGCGAAAGATTTCTCAAAGCTATATGACAACTTTCAGAAACAATGTTTTGACTATTATTCCAGATCCAGACAAAAGACCAGACGATCTTAAAAAGAAGTGGTGAATTATGCCAATAGCAACTTTAAAATTTAAACTACCAGAAGAACAGTACGAGTTTGATACGGCTGTTAAAGCCAATGATGCTAAAAGAATGTTGTGGGATTTTTCTCAACAATTACGGTCTTGGCAGAAATATAGCAATGATTTTACCGATGCGGGTGATGCTCTTGACAAGATTAGATCAGAATTTCACAGATTAGTTAATGAATATAATATCAACATAGACTAAGGAGATTATTATGCCACTTTTTGAAGTTAATACCGTTTCTTTGTTTCGACATAAGTATGTGATTGAAGCTAAGAATCTTGAACACGCTTATGATACTGTATTGATTGATAAGCCAGAAGAGCTGACTCAAAAACATCTTGAAGAAACTATTCTTGATGGTCGAAAGATTGACAGAAAAGAATTTGAAAGACTTTGTGATGAATCTCTTAACGATAGTACAGAATTAAGTAACGCTCATCTTGGAACACGAATTATACACAAGGTAGATTACAATGAGTCCTGAACTAACAGCTAAATTAATCTCAGCCTATCCTGAACAGTTTAAAAATCTTACATGGATAGAATGTGGGGATGGTTGGTTTAATATCCTATCCAAGCTATGTTATATTGTAGATAATCGTCTTCATTACAAGCAAAAGACTAATGAGCCTCTAGATTTTTTCTGTTGGAGTCAAATTAAGGAAAAGTTTGGTGGGCTAAGAGCCTATGCTTATGGCGCTGATGATTTTATCAAAGGAGCAATAGATATGGCAGAAAGTATGAGTTATACAACTTGTGAAGTTACTGGAGAAAAAGGAAAGCTTCGTAAACAAAGAAGAGACAATGAAGGAGAGCCGGTTATGGCATGGATAAAAACTCTTTGTGATAGTGAAGCAGAAAAAGAAGGCTATATTATCTAAATTAGTGACTAAATCAAAAAATCGAGAATACTCTAAAGATTCCCTCTTGACAGTGCCGATAAGTGAGATATACTTAGGGTGTAACGTCAACAAACACAGGAGAAAAGAAAATGGGTAAGGGTCAAAAAACTTGTGAAAAATGTGGAGCTACCACAGGCCCGCGAGCTTATATGTGTCCTAAGTGCAATGCTCCGTTCGTTTTTAAGGCAAAGAGCAAAGAAGCAAAGAACACAAAGATTATTCGTGACTTTAATTGGAAGGAACTGATTAAAGGAGATAGAATTAGAGTTGGTGGAGGCCCATACTTTGTGAGGGGTGCTGAGTTCATCCCGATGGGTTATAGGGGTCGTTTTGTTGTGGAAGGGATTGACCAGCATGGAATTAAAGCATGGGGTCTGGACAAGCACCAAGGCTTCTGTCACATTTATATGGGGCCAGATATTCAGAACAAAGAGACTCATGTTTGGAAAATTAAGCATAAGCTTATGAAACTTAAACCAAAGGTGGAGGCGTAATGTCTCTTACTCAAGAACAAAAAGATCAAATCAATATTCTGCTTGACAATAGAGATAAGATAGTAAACAGTCTCTATCATATTGAGCGTATTTTAAAGACTTATTTTCCAGAAGAATTTGAACGAGCTATCCAATTCTATCTGCCTCAAATTACCACTGCTCTTTATGAGGATAAAAAGTGGCTAAGTAGAGGGGAGTATAGTTTGCAGAACACTATTGACAATCTGTTGGAGCGGTGTAAAATTAACGAGAGTGGCAAGGGTACTACAAAATATCTTTAATTGGAAGAAACGATGGAAAGCTATAGTATTATTGACTTGGAAGGTTATGCCAAAGCTATGAGAGAGGGTGCTGCATCCTCTTTTGAAAAAGACTATACAGAAAATTTGGATGAATTTATCTCTATTGGTCAGGTAATTAACTTGATCAAAAAAAATAACCTTGGACTTGACGAAGAAGGTAATTATCTTATCAACGAACAGATTTTTGATGATGTATTCAATGATATTAGAGATTGGCTTTATGGAGTTGGTCTAGCTAAACTTGCTTCAAAAGGATTCGTAGAATGTGCTTGGGATAACGAGTCTAACGACATGGTTTTTTGGTTGGCAAATAAAGACAAGACAAGTATTTCTGCAAAACCCTCAAAGGACAATGATGAGTAACTATTTGAATATTAGGAACGTCAATCTTTTTACTAAAAGCATTAGAAAAAACGTAGTAATGGTTTTTCCCAGATCATACCATCATCAGGTAGACAACTTGATTTCATTAGCTCAAGCAGAAAACTTGGTTAGAAAATATATTGAACCAGGATATAATGATGAGTTCATAATTTCTGAATGTAACTATGATCATCTTTGTGCCGAGATTAAAAAATGGATTTACAACTCAAGCCTGAGCCAAGTAGCCTCGTCTGGAAAAATAGAGTGTGCATGGGACGATGACTCTAATGAGATGATTTTTTGGCATCCTGAATCAAACGAAACATTCAACACTATTAAATAATATGTCAAAAGAAGAAATACAACAACTAAAAGATCAAATTCATGACTTGAAAGAATATTTATATTCTGACTTGTGTAAGGCTTGTGGAGATGCAGCATTAGCTCTAGATAAAATTAGTCAAAGATTAAATCAACTAGAGTCTCAACAAAATTCCTAAAGGTCTTGACAGTGGTTGGTCGATATGATACAATAACTCAACACGGGGCGGAAGGTAAGCCGGTTGCATCCGACACTCTTATAAGGTGTTCATAGGTTGGTTCGACTCCAACTCGCCCTACTTTAAACAGGAAGGATTCTGATGAGACTTCAACCATTAACGGCTATTTTTGCAGGATTATTCCTAACTTCACTAGGATTTAACTTCCTACTTTATTCAGATATTCAAAGACTAAAAAAGTTGTCAAACAAGCCAGCAAGGATTATTATAGAAAGAACTCCAGAAATTCATATCAAACCAAAGTTTTGGGGGTATACTAAAGAACGGGCGATTCCTGGTATCGACAGGTAAAAAGAAATATAAATTGCATTGACTGGTTGATCGACCGGCCAGTATAAAAGTCGATTAAAAATGTTAATTGGCGAAGTTTCAACTCTCGCTCTCGCTGCCTAATTAATTAGGTAATGAGTGGGGCGGCATGAGCCTTATTACCAAATCATGCTGACTCCGATATTCGGATATGGTAGTCCTACCAGACATAAATAGGAATGATGATTGTACTCAATCTGACTCAGATAATTCTGATAGCTTTGTTATTTGTGTGATAACAAGTAACTAACAATGTAGAAGTTTATATAGACGTTTATACTGGACGGGGTTCGATTCCCCAATCGTCCACTTAATATTATGAGAAAAATTTGTACTTACTGTGGAAAACGTAAAAACTTAGCAAGTTTTCCCAAACACACTATGTACAAAGATAATCTTGATAGCAGATGTCGCAAGTGTGTTAAAAAACATTCTAAGATTAGAGTTAAGCTACATAAAAAAGCGCCACCAAAACCAGAAGTATGTGAGTGCTGTAAAAAGGTTCCCTACAAATGGGCCTTAGATCATGATCATGATGATAATAGTTTTAGGGGCTGGCTCTGTGAACCTTGCAATACTGGCATAGGCAAACTGGGTGATGATTTTCAGAGCATCGTTAACGCTATGAATTATTTTCTTTCAAGACAAAAACGATATGAAAAATAAGATTAAAGAACACCTAGCAGAAAACAATATGACATACTGGCAACATTTTAGGTTTGCTGTATTTTTTGGATGCTTATCTTTATTGGCTGGATTTTGTTTGATAATTCATGCGTTTTTTCCATGTTGGTTTCAAACTTCTGGCAGCGATTTGGTTCAGTCTATGGCGATAGTATTTAAGAAACGAAACCGATTAGATGATACTTGACAAAGGGACTACCGTATGGTAGAATTGGGACAACACAGGAGAAAATAAAAATGTCGTTTGAGCATCTTAATGGTTTTGTTCGTGATTTGAAGTCAACTAGCAGCACACTTGATAAAGTTGGCATTATTGAGGATTATACTTCCTCTAATGAGAGTGGAGCAAATTTTCTTAAAAAGATTCTGCTCTATACTTATCATCCTCTTTGGCAGTACAATGTAACTAGTGATAATCTTAAAAAGAAAAGTCATCTGCGTGGTAAAGTATACAAGTCTATATTTGATCTGTTGGATGCTTTGAAGAATAGAGAAATCACAGGTCATGATGCTATTGGAGCAGTTAATAGCTTTATTGACAACCAAAGAGAATACGAAGAACTCGTTCATTGCATCATTGACAAGGATTTGAAAACCCGTGCTGGAGATAAGCTGATTAATAAGGCTATTCCAGATCATATCCCAACATTTAGTGTTGCTCTAGCGGACAAGTATGTTCCTAAAATCGTAGACTGGAAGGATGGATGGTATGTTAGCAGGAAGATCGACGGTGCTAGATGTATTGCTATTGTTGATAGTAATGGCAATACTACCTTTTATTCCCGCACGGGAAAAATCTTTGATACTCTTGATATTGTTAGCGGTGGGATTAAAGCTTTGGGACTTACTAATGTAGTTCTTGATGGAGAGCTTTGTCTGGTTGATGAAGAGGGTAACGAGGATTTTCAAGGAGTAATGAAGGAACTTCGCAAGAAGGATCATACTATTCCCAATCCTTCCTATAAAATTTTTGATATGATTACTCATGATGAGTTTTATAGCCAGAAGGGAGAGAAAAATCGACCATTTAGTATCAGGCTCAAGAATCTTACAGAGATTATGAAGAAGAACGAATGTCCATGCTTGACACTTCTGGAGCAATCCTTGATTAAGGATGAAAACCATTTCCAAGAATTTGTCAAAGAATCTACTGAGAATGGCTGGGAGGGGCTTATGCTTCGATCAGATGCTCCATATAAAGGAAAGCGATCCAAAGACCTACTCAAATATAAGTCATTCTTTGATGATGAATATGAGGTTCTAGATACTGAAATGGGGCCATTCCGTTATGTTAAGGATGGTGCAGAATGTGAGGAAACTATGTTGAGTTGTGTTATGATTCAGCATAAGGGACATACTGTACGAGTTGGGTCTGGTTTTAGTATCGAACAAAGACAAGAGTTTTATAAGAACCCTAAGAAGATTCTTGGCAAGATTATTTTGGTACAATATTTTGAGGAGACAGAGAACGAAAAAGGCGGTATCTCTTTGAGGTTTCCTACATTTAAATACCTATATGGAGATTCTAGAGATACCTAATCTTCTTCAAAAAACTGGGAACAATTTGGGACATTTGGTGTAACTATGAGTAGGAGAAAACCAAATGAAAAAGAATAAAATCTGCTCTTCTTGTAAAGTAGAACATAATGAATGGAAAAAAGGAACATGGTGCAAAAATTGCAATAAAAAATGTCAGCAAGAATGGTACAAAAAGAATAAAGCCAATGTATTAGATAGGGTTACTAATAATTACATTCAAAATAAAGACTCTAAGCTAGAATATGCTAAAAAATATAGAGAAGAAAATAAGGACAAGGTACAAGAATATTTTGACAAGCATAAAAAAAAGATATATCAACAAAGAGCAAAAAGAGAGAAAGCAAGAAGAAAACAGGACGTGTCTTTTAAAATAGCCTATAATTTAAGGACTAGATTAAGAACAGCCATCAAGAATAATAAAAAAACGACAACGACCTTAGATTATTTAGGATGCACAATAAGTGAGTTAAAAATTCATCTAGAAACTAAATTCACAATTGGAATGAGTTGGGACAATTATGGAAAATGGCATATAGATCATATATTACCATGTTCATCATTTGATATGTCCAAAGAGTCAGAACAAAAAAAATGTTTTCACTATACAAATTTACAACCATTGTGGGCAATAGACAACATCAAGAAAAGTAATAAGATTCTTCATGGAGAAGAAAGAGACATATAGAATTATGCCACCAGCATGGAAAGAGCTAGGTTTTAGAAGTTATGATGCCTATATAAAATCTAGACTATGGTGGAATATTAGGCAATTAGTCTTAGAAAGAGATGGTAAATGTTGTCAAGTATGTGGCACTCCTTCTAAAACAGTTCATCATATTGATTACACAAAAATTATCATGCTGGGTCAGGGAGATCAGCATGAATTAATTACATTGTGTGAACCATGCCATAATTTTGTTGAGCAAGACAAGCATATTGGTAAAAAGAAAAGCTTGTTAAATAAATTATTTTGTCAAAATAGCAAAAATACTTTAGATGAATGGCAAATTTGGGCTCAAGCATTTAATAGTGATATTCAATATAATTCAGAAAGACTATTTGAGCATAACCATATCAAGAGAAAGAAACATAAGAATAAAAACAAAAAGAAACCTATCTCTACTAATGCTAATAAACCAGAAGTAATAAATACAACATCGAAAAAAGAAGAATCGTCTTTAGATGTTATAAAAAATGAAATTGATAACTATATAAAGCAACATAAAAAGAAAAAAAAGCCTAAAGCTGTTGACAATAAAGATATTAGCAATTATTTTAAAAACAAAGATCAATCATGGATTAATTCTAAAGTAAAATACTATAATAATCTTAGTGAAGATGAAATTAAAAAACAACTACGTCAAGCTTTTCCATATTTTATAAATCTTCTATTGAATCATCCTAATGCTAGTGAAAAACTTAAAAGTTGCATAAGGCCACATTTCCAAAAAAATAAACCGAAAGAAACTTTTCAACAAAAAAGAATAAGACTAGAAGAACAATACCAAAAACAAAAAGCTAAAAAGAAAACTAAGCTATCTGGTAAACTGCCAGCATGGACTACTAATCATAAAACCATTATACCTAAACAAGAAAATCCATTGATGAAATATGTGAAGGAAGTAAAGGATAAAACCGATTGACCAATTTCCAGTAATGGTGTATTTAATTATCTCGCCTTACTGGAGACATTAAATGATCAAAGTTGTTCTTCGCTCTCTGATATATCCGTGGTTTATTCTATTCGTAGGATTTTCTATAGGTTTTATTTGTAATTCAGAATGGTTTGGCTACAAATATGTTCTTGTAGAAAGATCAGTACGAAATATATTTTTTCCAATAAAGTATGATGAAAGGATAGAAGAATGGGTTAAATCTAATGGACGATTAAGATTATGGGCAAGCCTAGACTGTCCAAAAGATTTTGAAATTATTCATGAGTTTGTAAAAGGAGAAGAGCATTATTGGGCTGTTTATAAGATCAAAGACAAAAACGGAAAAGAAATTAAAGATATTGGCAGTGTTAGAGTGAAATGGAAAACATGGGAATACTACTATAAATTAGATGAGATTTTAGATAAGTCTGGCGTTACGAAATTGGATTGATTCAAGAAACGGGGCTTGACAAGACGATAGGACTAGTGTAGAATGTGAGCATACACTTTGGAACCAACCTTTGAGGACATTATGACAGAGATTGTTGTTGAGAAAAAGCCGATTGTTATGAGTACCAGCAAGGCCGATGAGTTTTTCAAGAATTTTCCGAAGGATAAGGTAGTTGCCTATAAAGACTATTGGGAGAGTGTTCGCCCCAAGACTGACGAAGATATTTTCCGTCGCTATCTCTTTGCCTATTGTTCAGTGCATACCACTTGGCAGGGTAATGTCAAGGGATACAATGCTATCAAGAATTTTAGCGAATGGGTAGATAGTAAAGAAATTCTTTTGACAAAACTCCACAAGAGTGGTGTTGGGTTGCACAATAATCGCACCGCTTATATCTGGGATTTTAGCACCAAGTTTTGGGCTAATCCTAAAGATTTTTATCTGACCACAAAGAAGTATCATGTTAAGAAACGTGATAGTATCCTCAATAAGATTAGCGGAATTGGTCTGGCTAAGATTAGCTTTGCTCTTGAGATGATTCATCCTAATGAGGCTAGGGTACTCTGCGGAGATATTCATCAACTGAGGCTTTACGATGTTGAGGCTCTGAAGTATAATAAGAGCAAGATTGGTTCACAAATCTATAAGAAGATGGAGCGGCATTGGATGGTTAACTGTGGTAAATTGAAAGTCCCATCCTATGTAGCAAGGTCGATCTATTGGGATGATCTTCAAAAGAAAGAAGATAGTCGCTACTGGAGTTATGTACTAGAATCATGAGTCCAATGAGATTTCCTAGAGTTGCTATTATGAGAGATAATGAGATAATAGAGTATGGTTATCTGAATAAAGACATGCCTCAAGGAGATGGTTCTTATTTGTATGAAATTTATGGGGATTCATCAACACTATATATTGTAAAAGAGAACGAATTTTTGTATGTAGGAGAAAATGATGAGCCAAAATGGTAAAGGGTCTAAAAGAAGAGTCAGTCTAGTTTCTCAAGATACTTGGGACAAAAACTACGAAAGAATTTTTAGAAAGAAGAAACATGGGAAGCGTAACCAATCTAAAAGAAAATAAGACACTATTCATTCCGTGTTCTTGTAAGAGTGAGATATTGGTAATAGAATATGACCATGAAATTGAGTTGGCAGATTTGGCTATATTTGAGCATTATACAAACTATAGTAATAAGATGTCATTATGGCAGAGACTAAGGTACTGTTTTCAAGTTTTAGCATATAAAAAGCCCTATGCTGATCAGATGGTGTTAGACAAAAAACAACTCAAAGATTTACAAAAATTCTTAAATGGACTTAACCTGTAAGGTGTATAATATAAGGTTGTCAAACTCATATCAAGGAGGCTAATCATGGTTGTCAGAACAGCAACAGAATATATGAACGATCAATTAGCTAATAGAGTTAAATCTCTTCAGAAAGCTTTAAATCAAGCTGAAAAAATAATGAATACCCTTGAGAAAGAAAATCAAAGACTAAAAGACGTTCTTGCTAACCTAACGTCAGAAAATAATCAAGGTTATATACTCGATAGTGAGGCTTTTAATGAGCCAGTGCTTACAGTCTAAGAACAAAAACAAAAGAATAATAACACAAATTGGGGAATATGAATATTTGGTTGAGGGAGAAAGCGATTGGGCGAAATTTGGATGTCAATCAGATATCTCAATAATAACTTCTGCTAACTTAGACGGCGGGCCATTCTTGTTAGTTGGTGATTCATTCTTGGGTAAAGGAAGAATATCATCAATACAGAATATTGACAGTGGGCGGGATGGGTATATAATAATTAAGGTTACTCTATACTCACCAAAGGAAACATCATGATTTCAGAACTCATTCCCGTTATCGGTTATCATCAAGCAATGTTAATGTCTGGCTATTCAGAATATCAGATTCAACAAATTATTAAAGGATCTACTTATGAACCAATTTCACAAGAGTAATAAGAATAGAGTTTTCTTTGGTGTTTGTGGAGGACTAGCAGAAAGTCTAGGGTTAGATGTTTCTGTAGTTAGGCTGGGATTTGTTGCTGGTGCGATTTTCACCGGAAGTATTCTTTTCTGGGCATATTTACTAATGGCTCTGGTTCTTCCAACAGAGGATTAATTTAATGGATAAGATAGTTGATGGTCAGAAAGTATTTTTTACTGCTGATCTTCACCTGGGACATAGGAATATTATAGGATATTGTAATCGTCCATTTTCTACTGGTGGAGAGATGGACGCTAAAATTATTTCTTCTATAAACGAAACAGTTGGACAAAACGATATTCTTTATATTATAGGAGATTTCTGTCATAAGGGTGGAACTGCTCTCTCATATAGAGAAAGAATAGTTTGTGAGAATGTTCACATTATTCTTGGTAATCATGATGAACCAACTAAGTTTACTAGTGGATTTTCTAGTGTGTCTGATCAGAAAATGATTCTGTATGTTAATCAAAAGATATTTATGTGTCATTATCCTATGAGAAGTTGGTCTGGTAGCTATAGGAAAAGTTGGATGCTTTATGGTCATGTTCATGGCAGACTGCATCGTGAGGACGTTGCTTCTGGAACGCTCACTCTTGATGTAGGGGTCGATAATAAAAGAGATGGGGTGGAGTTTGGTACTCCTTGGAGCTTTAAAGACGTTCAACAGCAATTTCTGGCGAGAACGAAAAAAATTTCAAGGTCGCCCATTGACAGTGACGATACTATGTTGTACAATCGAAGGAACAACGCAAGGTAAGATCAGTCGCTTGACTGAGCCTTGGTTGTAGATTGGTTAAGAATTTGGAGGTTGATTATGGCTGAAGTTACTACTACTGAGAAGCAGAGTCGTGTTCGTTGCAGTGATGACCAGTTCCTTGAGGCAGTTTTTTCCAGCAAGACCTATGCTGAGATTGCCAGTAAGACTGGTCAGAAGGTTGCTAGTACGATGGCTCGTTATGCTCGTACAAAGGCCGCTCTGGCTAAGAAGGGCATTGAACTGCCAGCGATGGAGCGAGCAAAGCCCACAAAGACTGTGGATAATGTCGAGGCTATGGCTGAGACTGTTCGCCGTCTAAAGGCTGCTCATTCTAACGGCTGAGTCTTAGTGTAAACCAAATGCTTCCAACTACATCCCTCATAAATATTGGTAGAGACACATAGACAAACATCTAACCAATCGTTATGATATGTAGCTTGGAAGTATACGGGAGCGTAGTCCAACGGCAGAGACAATGGACTTATACAATTTGAGTGCTTAAAGAGAAATCTTTGATGTAGAACCTGTCAAATTCGGTGGAGGCTTAACTGCTAATACCGAGCCAAGCTTAATAGAAATATTATGAAGGTGTAGAGACTTGACGGCAGGAACCTAAAACGAAAGTTATGGTTAAGATAAAGTCCAGACCACAAACAGAAATGGTAGTGAAAACTATAGTGGCAAGAAAATCCATCCAGTGTGAGTTCGATTCTCACCGCTCCTACTTAATCCTTTTTAAATGAGTTTACTCTTATGACATTCGACCACTGGATAAATGAAGTTGAAGGATATAGCGTCAGACACGAAAGAGCTATAAGCGACATAAGAAATTGTGTTGCAAAAGGAAAGACTGACGATATAATCAAATGGTTGATGGCAGCGTATGCTATGGGCCATGAACAAGGTTATGATGTTGGATATTATGATGCTAATGAAGAATGTCAAGAAAAGTTTGATGAATATCGAATGGGAGATGACTTTTAATTTATGACATATAATCTATACAATCTAACTAAAGAAGAAATTAAGATAGCAATTATTCAATATATTGTTGAGAACAAAAAGATTTCTACTAGTTCAGAAGTTTCCATAATGGAGAATAAGTATGATATTAGATTCATCGTTGAAGATACTTATCAGAAGGACAGTTTGACAGGCTTCTATAAGCCTGAATTTAAGGGAGCAGAAATTACTGTCTTAGAATGAACGGATCTTTTAGTCTACCAAAAGCCAAGAATGGTTGTGATGTTATTCCAAGACTTGGCGAACTCTTCTTATACCAGTATGATAGCATTGCTGAGTTGTGGGATACAAGAATTGGAGATGGCAAAACACCAGCAAAAGACCTGCCTCGTTTAGCTAACCATGATATATACGAAAGAGTAGCTAAATTGGAAAGAGAAATAGAACAGCTAAAGAATGATCGAAGAATATGAAAATTGGGAAGATGGAATAAGAAGGACATTTATAGAACTAGCAACTTATATGGAAAAACACGCTAATCCTCTTGAGAGTATTATTGATTTTGCTTGGGCTTCTGGGGCTGATCTTTTCTTTGTGCAAAATGCCAAAGATGAATTGAAAAAACTAAAAGAGAAAAATAAAGAATGGGCTGAAGAAGTCTATAGAGCTAATGAATTTGCTGTTGAACAGACAAACGAATACTTGGAAGTGTCTCAGCAGATGCAGTCTTTAAAAGATTCTCTTGATAAGCCTGTTGCTTGGGCCAGAATTAATGGTCGTGGTGATTTGTTTGATTTAAGAACTCAAAACAACCCTTATGTTGATCAAAATACTGTAATTCCTCTTTATAGGAAAAATGATGGGTAATACTCTTTGTAATGGTAGGATTAAGAATAATAATCCCAAATCTCCCATAGAATATTTTTTACTGGTTACTGTAAGAGAATATAGTGATTATGAGGGAGGTACTTATATAGATGAAATCAGAACATCTGCGGAATTTTTAGAAAAAGAAAAGGATGCTTATGATGACCCCTTTTATCAAATATATGGATCAGTACCAGTTGATAGTGATGGTCTACCGGGAACTGTTTTTCTTGGAGAGTTTCATTCTATAGATAAGGCAAAAGCTTTTCTATATAATATAACTGGTGAAATTCCTCAAGTTATCTCTTATTAATATGGTAAGTACAAAATATAAAGTTGATTTATCTGACTACTATAGTGAAAACGGTGGTTATTGTACTTTGTTTAAAGTCTCTAATGAACCATCTTTAGGATTCAAAGAATTTATTTCTAAGTCTAGAGCATCATACGCCAGACAAATTCAGTCCAAATTAAGTAGTTATGATCTTGCTCCCAAGGTCTGTTCTGAATTGTGCAAAATGAGGTACGAGCCTTTCTTTCCTCATAAAATAAGTGGTTGGGGATATGTTACTGAACTGGCTAAAGAAAGTAGCGAAAAAACTAAGCTATGGAAAATACAAGAATTAGTAGAATCTATATATGACAAAACAAAGTTAAAATTTTGGGACTGTCACACAAAAAATATTGGTTATATTATAAGAGACGGTAAAGCTAAATTGGTTTGCATCGACACGGGTAAAGAAACCTGGGATGGTTATGCTAATTATTTTGGAAATTCTGATCCCGGCCCAAAATGTTCATATTGTTTAAAATACCAATGTAAGTGTGAAGGAATTTAAAATGCCATATATCAAAGAACAAGATAGAAAAATACTAGATAATCATATAGATAGTTTAATTTTTGTATTTAAATGCTCCTTAGAGGGAGAAATTTGCCAACAACAAAACTTGACAGACAATCAAACAATGATGCTTTTAGGTAAAATTAACTATTGTTTTTCTCGAATATTAGGTGGGATTATGGGAGACATTTCATACTCCAAGATTGCTATGATTACTGGTGTATTAGAGAATATTAAGCAAGAATTTTATCGTCGTGCAGCAAGCTCATACGAAGATAAGAAGATTATTGAAAATGGAGATATTAAAGAATATAAACGTCTATAATAGGTAACTACTTATGTCAAGAGATATTGAGAATATTAACAAAGAGATAATCAAAGCTAATAAAGAGATACATCAAATAGAAGACAATCTTTCAAAAGATATTAGCGAGTTAAAGAAACTTATCAAAAATCTAGACAAAAAAGTAGATCTTGTTCTTAATAAAATTCAAGAATTTGAAGTTGTTATGGACGCAATTGAATTAATGGAGGAACAAATAGACGAAGAAGAAGAAGAAGATGAATATAATACAGAATGGAATCCTTATGAAGATGAGGATTTTGATCCAGGCGATTATGATAATGAAGATAACTAATGGCTAGTTTAGCTCTACTAGTAACAATTATTTTTTTATCTGTGCTAATTATAGGGCCAATGAGTTATCTTTTGTCATTATTTGATTGGATGCCAAAGTTTGTTGTATGGATTATGGGACTTCTTTGCATACTTGTCGGAGGGATGACATTCACTTTGCCAGTGCCATTTTTAAAAGTTTTGGGTCTGATAGACATAGCTATCGGTTTTAAAATAATCTCAGACAGACAACAAAAGAAAAGTGATGCTTGACAAGATGGTTTGCCGATGGTATACTTGAGCCATCACAGGAACGATAACACTTTTGGAGAATACAGATGAAGTTGGCAGATAGGACGATTGAGACTCACAGCGTTGGAGTTGCAAGCAGGAATCAGTTCAATATTGCTCAGACGAGCAAAATGTTTAAAATCCTTTCAGACTCTCTTTACTCTGATAAGGTTATGGCTGCGATTCGTGAGCTTTCTACTAATGCTTATGATAGTCATATCTCTGCCGGGAATAAGAATCCCTTTAAGGTGACTTTGCCTACCGCTGCCAATCCTACCTTCGTAGTCAGAGATTATGGCACTGGTCTTAGTCAGGCCGATATGGAGGACTTGTATACAACTTATGGTGCGTCCAACAAGAATGATAGTAATGATTTTGTTGGTTGTCTTGGTCTAGGGTCTAAGAGTCCCTTCGCGTATACCAAGAGTTTCACCACGGCATCATATTACAACGGTAAGAAGTATACCTATATTGCTGCGATTGACGAGAGCGGAGTGCCTACTCTGAATCTTTTCAATACTTCAGATACGTCTGAGCCTAATGGTCTTGAAATTAGTTTCGCTGTTAAGCAGCATGATTTCCAAGAGTTTACCGACAAGGCTAAGAGAATCTTCCACTATTTCCGCATGAAACCCATCCTTGAAGGTGGTATCGGAAATAATCTGCAAGATCATAAGTATAGTAATACCAACATCATCATTAGTGGTGAAGGTTGGAGGGTATGCCGACTTAATAATGATAATAGTTATTTCCCTAATGGTTATCATCGAATTGATAGTGGTATCGTAGCTATCATGGGCAATATCGCTTATCCTGTTCAGACCGCACAGATTGTTGGTCAAGAGAAGGATGAGATGCCCGATCATATTCAGAAGTGGAATAGGGCTTTCCAGAAAGCAGATATTGATTCTTGGAAGAGTTTCGTTGGAGAGATTCTGAACTCCGGCCTTTATCTTGAGCTTGATTTTGGTATCGGTGAACTGGAAATGGATGTTAGCCGTGAAGGTTTGCAGTATACTAAAGATGTTATCAAGACACTGCGTAAAAAGACTCAAGAAATTTACATGGAGATGAAGGAAGAATTCTCCAAGAAAATTCAAGCTGCCCAAAACAAGGTAGAAGCAATTACTTCATACTATGCTATGAATGAATTGGCTGGCGGCTGGGGTGTTGGTGCTACTTGGACTGATCCCAAGGGTAAAGATCATCCTATCAACTCTGGCAATGACTTGGAATATAAAATTCCTGCCGGTAAGAGTCTGTACGTTTTTAATTACAAGACTGCTGGCTATCGTTCTCGCCGCCAAGTTGCTCTGACAGACAGAATCCATCATGAAACTCTTACTGGTAAAGGTTCCTATTACTGGAATAATCAGAAAAAGAAGGGAACGATGGCTTTCTTTGTCTGCGACGTTGCTAGTGAAGAAAGTGCCAAGAAAATTCTTACAAGATATTGTAATGCAAACGATTGCTTTGCTTATCTGATGATCGACACTAAGGATCATACAAAAAGCGGAGAAGGTTTTGATCAACTGATCGAAGATGTTGGGGCTGGAAATCTGCTCAAGGTTTCAGACTATAAACATCTGACACAAAGTTCTGGCCCAAGAAAGTCTTACAATAGAAATTCTAATGGTAGTGTTAGTGATCAAGATGTATTCTTTATCCACGGTTATGATAAGGACAGTAAGCAGATTACTAATCCTTATAATGATGCTACTTGTCTCAGAATTCTTTCAGAAGAACAACTAGAGGATTTTCTGGAACAGGATGAGATTGTGTATGTTCCTATGCTTCGTTATAAGACTGAGCCTGAGTCTGGTTATCCTGAGATTAATGACATCGCTATTACTCTTAGTGATGATAAACTCAAGAGTATAGTCAAGGACTTGGTTGGAGATAGTAAGGTTTATGCTATCAAAACAGCTTTTGCTAAAAAGCTTGAGAAAGACGGATATAATCTTGTTAACTTCAATGATTTCTTGAAGCGTCAACTTAAAGTTGTTGCTAACAAGCACTTTAAGAATCTTGCTTCTATCAACAAGCTTGTTGAATATTGCAAGAAAGATTTTGCAACTGAAGAAAAGACTACTGGCGGCTATAGATATTGCCAGTATGGAACAACCGATAAGCAGTTTATGTTTCATGTTCTGAGTATCTTTGGATTGGATTATGATAAGTTTATTGGCAATAAGACTCTTGTTGATTGCTTGAACAAAACAATGCTAACAGAGTTCTTTGCTAATACTGTTCATATTCATCCTTTTAATATCACTAAGTTCAGTCAAACAGAATATCTTTCTCATATTTCTAAGCTTATGAAAGAGGCTGGGATTGAAGATGTTGATAGTAAAGAGATTCGTAATGCTAATTTGGCCTATAACACCTTGACAAACATGATTGTCACTCGTTTGTATTCTGTGACTAATCAAGACAAGGCAGAGGGTTATCTCAAGATTATTCGTGGAACTTCTACTGAAGATCTTAAGAGATGGAAAATCTCTGAAATTAGGGAGAAGATTAAGGCTGAAGTAGACAAGAATCCTATGCTGAAATATATGATGGGAACTCATCAAGTTAGCGGCAATCTGACAGACCTAAAGCCTAGTCAGAATCCTATTCTTGAAGATCGTAGTTCCTATTATGGAAAGTCTAGCAAGGATTGGATTGAGCAGATGAGTCAGGAGAATATTGACCTTTTTAAGATTCAGTTGAGTAGTTTGATCAAGTAGTCAGGAATTTCTCAAGACCCCTTGACAAGCTTGCCGATTAGTGTAAAATGACAGTATCACAGGTATCGTAACTAAAAGTATTAGGAGTTTGGATTATGGCTGTTCCGTTTATGTTTGTGGATGGTAATTTGACGCTGGTTCTTAACAACCAGAGTTATCAGGTGTTGCCGGATCATATCAACTATAAGTTGATTCTGGAAAGACTTCCTACTGCTACGGCAGAGGAACTCTTGGAAGTTGTTGATGTTCAAAAGGCTGTTGCTACTTTTAGCGATGGTCTTGTGGAGATCAAGAACGGTCAGGTTCTCTACGAGGGTGAGGAAGTTCATGGTAGTATTAGTAAGCGTATTCTGGAGTTTATGAGCAAGGGATTGCCGTTTCAGCCCCTTGTTAATTTCCTGAATAATCTCATGGAAAATCCAAGTATGCAGAGTCAGAAGGAACTGTATGATTTCTTGGAACATGAGAATTTGGCTGTAACTTCCGATGGATATTTTTTGGCCTATAAAGCTGTTCGTTCAGATTTTAAGGATAAGTATCGTGGTGTTTTCGACAATAGTGTTGGTAAGGTTTGCGAAATGACACGATCTAAAGTTGATGACGATAGAGGTAGGGGTTGTTCAAATGGACTTCATGCCGGGGCTTTAAACTATGTTGCTGGGTATGGTAGTCTTGAGAATGGAGATCGAATTGTGATCGTCAAGATTAACCCGAAAGATGTAGTCAGTGTCCCAAGTGATTGCAATTATGAAAAACTTCGTACTTGTCGATATGAAGTTGTTGCTGAATATGCAGGAGAATTACTTAAGCCTCTGTATTCGGAAAATTTTAGCTATGATGATAATGATGACGAAGATAATGATGATCACTTGACCGATGAAGATTATTGGTCTCAATTTGACGATTCTGACGAAGATGATTATGAGGACGATTTTGACGATGAAGAGGATGAGGATAATTTCTAAAAAATAAATCATGCCCTCGGAGTTTGAAAGGTGTATTAAAAGGTATACTTTCATTCTCCGGGGGTTTATGATGACTATTAAAGAAATTATCAAGGATAAGAAAAGATTCAAGCAGCATATACTTGAAGGTAAAACCTCGTATGAGTTAGCCGAATTATATGGATGTTCTAAATCATCTATTCATGAGGCTAAAAAACGACTAGGGTACTTAACTAAAAACTTAAGACCACACGATAAAACAAACAGAAAAGCATTAGGTATAACCAACTGTGAAATTTGTGATAAAAAAAGCTCAATGAAAACTTGTAGTAAATGCGCTAACAAAATCATTAAAATAGCAAAGAAAAAAATTCTAATAGAACAACTGGGCAACAGATGTGAAAAATGTGGATACAATAAGTGTCAATCGGCATTAGATTTTCATCATTTAGATCCTGCGATCAAAGAGTATGCGATAGGAGAAATTAATACAAATTTTGAAAAACTGTTACAAGAAATAAAAAAGTGTAAACTGCTTTGTAATAGATGTCATAGAGAGTTGCATTATGAACTATCTGATAGTGATAAATTTACCAAAAAAAGCGAAGTGAAAATTAATAGAACAATGGAAAGTCTCAAGAATAAATATGGAGTTAGTAAATAGTCAAGGTGGTGTTTGGAACTTGTAAGATAGTACCTATATAGTTTTTACTATCCTACAATAACGGTTCGATTCCGTTACCATCTTTTACGATATTGCTTTTGATGGTAGTGTTTACTATCCCAATATCAAAAATGTAGGTAGGAAGTGGAAAAAGGAAAACAAATGTTTAGCGATACTTTGGCTTTTAATCCGTTTGATAAGACTCATAGTGCTATTGGAACAAGAGATCAGATTACTTTGAGGAATAAGTTTTTTGAGTCTTTTGGTGGTCAGCAGATTTTCTGTTACAATGGTGATCCTCGCAAGAAGATCAGTAGCATGAATCATACAGATCATCTCACCACCGTTGCTATTGCAAATGATAACCAAGGTGCTGATGCTTATTTCTACGTTAATGGTGGACGTAAACAATATGCTATTAGTAGAATTCGTGCTTGTTTTGTTGATATGGATGCTGGACGAGATGATAACGGTAACTATTTTAAGCCCAGTGTCGTAATGCAGAAGAAAAGGGGATTCTTGAATTATATCAATAACTTTCCAGTAAAGCCAAGCTGGGTTGTTGATACTCGTAATGGTTATCAGTGCTATTGGATTCTAAACCCAAATACTAATAGTCCTCATAAGACTTATTGGAATGGTATTCAAAAGAAACTGGTAAATCATTTTGGTGGTGATGCCCGAGCTATCAAAATCAATCAGATTTACAGAATCCCTTATACTTGGTGGAGGAAGGGTTGGGAAGGAAAGCAACCTTATTTTACCAGTATTTTGTCTGGATCAACTGGTAATCCGATAAATATTGAACAACTTAAAGAGGCTCTTGATGGAGTTTCTGCTGTTGTTAATATTGTTGCTAATAAGACTAGCGACGAATGGTTTAAAGAATATGCCAAGGCTTATAAAAAGTCTGACATCACTGGAGTTCCAGTTGCAATTAATGTTGCTACAACTATTGCAAATCAGATGAAGTCTTTAAACCTTAACACATATACCAACAGCACAGAAGATATCAAGACAAAGTATGTCTATTCTGGTCATGGTATGTTCAACAAGGCTTATGGTGATCCTACTCCAGTATCTCCTGTTACTGAGGACGATACAGATGCTATTGAGCCGCTTCCTGTTGACGCTGGGGGCGAAGATTTAGATCTTGACGGTTCCCAGACCAAGCTTTTAAAAACGGTCGTGGAGTTCCTTAATCAAGTCTCAACACCCCTCTACTTTAGCAACAACAGGTTTCTTTCTAATGCTGCTAAAGAACTAGCGTCTAAGATTAGTGATAAATTTTGTATCGGGTGAAATATGCACGAAGATTATGAAGATGATGACTACGATGACTATGGTGATAGTCAGGACAATTTAGAGAGTCATTATAAAAAGTATTTCAAGTTTGACCCCGACGCTTGGGATGCTTGGGGAAAAATGTTATATGATACTCTAAATGAAATAGTTGAACATCCTTCAAACGTATGGTATATTGGCCCGAGCTTTCCTAAAGGTTCGTTACCTGTGAATGATTACTTCTCCAAATCAGGGAACTTCAAAAACTCCCTGTATTTGGGGAACAATCATTACAAAGAACCAATTTACAAAACAAAATATTTTATTCACAACAAATTAGATACTGAGTATAGAAATCATTTAATAGCAAACGCTGTTCACTTTTTACAACAGCCGAATTATTATGATGGTATGTTTGATATTTTAAACTGAAAGACACGGATGTTATGTTACCAGCATTATTTTTATATTTAGCGATGGCTTTTGGTTCTTTGACAGAAACTCCGTTAATAGCATACGATCTTGCAACCAACATGAGCCAAGCAAAAAGAATTGAGTGGACAAAAATGACAGATGATGCCGGTAATGTAAGATTTACTATTACCTTTTACGAAATGCCCATACTAGCAGAATTGGGATTTGAAAGAACATTTGTAGACAAACACAATAACTGTCAAACAGAACTCAAAGATAAATAATTATGACCACATATTTTAAAACACTATTTAATAGACCAGAATACAATAAAACATTCGATAGTATGTCTGACTCTATTAGAGAGATAGAAAAAAGACTTAATGAAGATAGAGTAATAGTAGAAGCAATTGTGGAAAAAGATAAAAAAACAGATAGGGTGGTCACAGTGTACAAACCAGAGTTCTCTGCTAAACTGATGTGGACAGAGATTCCAAAGTACGAAGGAGTAACCCTAGTTCAATGAAAAATGAACAATGGTTTTTTATAAATGATTTTGATGACTTTGTTGACCATTCAAGATCATTAGTTTTTAAATTTTTTGGAGCTATAAAAGAAGTAGAACACGATTCTATGGTGGCATCCATATCTGAAATGAGCAAACAAGAAATAGAGGAGATGAATGAGACACTAACCCATGATGAATCTGCTATTATAATTAAAAACCACGCAAAGAAACAGATAAATAAAAAAACAAAAGAAGTAAGATATTGTTTAACTGATAAACTTCTTCAAACTATTATAGAAGATCTGAATAATAGAATGATTAGTAATATATTAAATTCCTTGGTTAATAAAGGAATTCTTGATAGTGCGTACGATAGTGATCAAAACGATTTTATTTTTTGGGTGAAAGAAGAAGATGATACAAAATCAAACCAAAAGCCTGAAACCGATTAGTCTAGATGCTCAGTTTAAATATAAATGCACAAATACAGAGTGCGAATCAGAACATTGGCTATTTTTGAATCAAGTTCAAGTGAAGGGTTTTAAACTTGTATGTGATTGCGGGAATGTTTATAAGATACGCCAGATAGCAAATATAAAAACACAATTCTCAAAAAAGACCACAAAACCTAGAACAGAATCTAATAAGTCATCTGAAATAGTTACGAAAGAGGAGCCTGAGTATCTTAAAAAAGCATATAAAATTTTGGAAAACTATGGTTTTTCTAACAAAGAAGCTGTAGATTTGGTAAATAAAGTATACGATCTTACTAATCAGAATAATCCTTTATTGTTAGTGAAGGATGCTCTGAAAATTTTTGGAGGAATGTGAATTATGGCAAATGTTACAAGGCCGAAGAGTTTTGATGAAATCATTGGTCAGGGCGACGTTATTGAGCGTCTACGCATCTCTGCTATGGGCTGTAAAATGTCTAGCAGTGTGCTGCCTCATGTTTTAATAGACGGCCCTCCTGGGCTTGGCAAGACTACCATAGCGAGTGCTATAGCAAACGAAATGGGGGTCAGTCTTTATACTCTCAATGCTGCTAATATTCGTAGCATAAAAAATCTTTTGCCATATATTATGGGAATCTCTGCTAGGTCTGTGTTGTTTATTGACGAAATACACAGGTTGCCCAAAACAGTAGAGGAGTTTTTGTATCCTATCATGGAAGATTTTGTACTTAGTATATCATCAGAAGATGCTCCAGAAACTATTGATCTTCCAATGTTTACTCTTATCGGAGCGACTACTAGTGGGGGAAGTTTAAGTCAGCCATTTTATGACAGGTTTACAATCAAAGAACATCTTTCTTTCTATACGGATGATGATCTAGCTAAAGTAGCAAGATA